TAAGATTAACCCGTTAGGTCAGGTGGCTTAACTTAAATAAAAAAGTCTCCGACAAACCCGGTACGGTTCAAAGCTGATTATAGTAAGAGTCTTGTTTGGCTAAATGCTGCGAAGCTTTAGCTTTGCCAAGCTTTTTCCCTTCATAATCCCACCCGATAAAATTTTTCCCCACGATTTTTTCTAAACTTCGATAGTCTAAATCATCATTAAGAAGAGCGGCTTTAGATTTGCTATAACTTTTATTAGTCATAACCTCTTGCAATAAAAACTTAGCTTGCGCATCTAAAGCATCTTGGGTTTGCTGGATTTTTCCATTTTTATCTAAAACACCTTGTCCCTGTAAGGACTGCATGAGTTTAGTTGAGCGAGTCTTTTGCCAAGAAATAAATCCAGTATTTGTATAACCATTATTTTCATCCTTATGGCTACCAAACATTGCCTCATTTCTAAAATCATTCTCGCGCCCAACTTGAGCTGTCATTACTCGTGCTTGCTTATCTCCCAATCCAGCATTACGGAAAGCCTGATATACACGAAGCATATTTCTCACTCGCTCATTATTCCCTGCAAGTAGAACAGCTTGTTTGGCAGCCTCTTTGGTTTGCTTTCTTTTAGCTTCAGTTAATTTATCTTCTCGCTCCTGTTGTTCTTCGATGATCTTGAGATTTCTAAGTGCGCTATCAATTTCATCTTTAGACAAAATTGCGCTCATTCCTTTTGCTTTTTGCAATTCTAAAATGGCATTAGCTTGAGCAACGGTGTAACCTTTATCAAGCCATCCTGATTTATAGATTGAATCAATAACACTATCTTTTTGCTTCGCTTGATAATCTTGTAAAGCCTTTGTTGCCTTTTCAGCCTCACTAGCAGTATTCCCCAAAGCATCCGCTTGCTGTTGATGCTGAGCTGCTGCATTCTGAGCTTTATTACCGGTTAAAGTTACTTCAACACCGAAGATTTTTAACTTGTCAGCAGATTGAGCTGCTTTAACTGAATTTTGATCATATTGGGCAGCTTGCTTTTTAAGATTTTCATATAGTTCTGTAGGCAACTTAATTTTATTTAAACGCTCGATAGCTTCTGCATAACTAATAGTTCCTTTGCGTGCTTCTTGGGAAATATTTTCTACTTCCCTGTTGCCACGAGCATAGTTTTCTATATCAATTAATGCAGCTCCTACAGCAAGAGATGACTTACTCAAAGCTTCATTTTGGGTATTGAATGCTGCCGTTAAATCATCAACTGCCTTTGTTTTATCATTGCCAGCTAATTTCTTTAATGCTTCGTCTGTCTTTTCTGCAACTCGAGCCTGTTCTTCAAGCTTTTTATTAGCTTCAGCTGTGTTGTCTCGCATTAATAAATATCCAGCTGCTAAACTTGCTACTGTAATCCCAATACCAACTGGACCACCAAGTAAACCTAAAAGCCGTGATCCTATCCCTACACTTGCCGCACCAGCTGCTGCTGATCTTGATTGAGCTACAGCCAATGCTTCTTCAGCAAGTGCCAATTCTCCTGTAACTTGAGCCTCAATTTTCTTTAACTCAGCCATACGAGTTAATGTCGCTGTTCTGCCTTTTTCAGTAATTTGAGATTTAAGGCGCTGTACTTCTAGAGCTTTCTCAGCCGCAATAGCAGCTAAAGTTGCTTGAGTATTTGCAACAACTGTTTGAGTGCTAATTACTTGTTGAGCTGCAGCTGCGCGCTCGGCTTGAATTGCAGCATATTGCGTAACTGTTTGAGCAGCTAATTCCTTAATTTTTGCAGCTACAGCAACACCTGAGGCATAAATTGCAGGAATGTAGGTTCCAAGCCAATAAGCACCACCAACCATCATTGCAGAAGTTAAAACATCTAGGTTTCCGGCTAAAGTCTGAATGTTGCCCGCTAAAACTTGTGCTGCACCTGAGCCCTTTCCTGACTCCCCAACAAATTTAGTAATCTCGTTGTTGAGCAGCGTCAAAGACTGTCCAATAGTGATATCGGTTTTTGCAAAGAGTGCATCAACATCTTTTTCTACATTTCGGAGTGCTTTTACAATCTCTTGAGATGTAATTTTCCCTTCAGCCGCAACTGAACGCAATTCGCCTACGGTGATTCCCATACCCTGAGCAATTGCTTTTGCTAATGCAGGGGTTTGCTCCATTACAGAGTTAAGTTCTTCTCCACGCAACGTTCCACTTGCCAAGGCCTGCCCAAATTGAACCAAAGCAGCATCTGCGGCTTGTGCACTTGCACCACTGATAGCAACAGCTTTAGACACTGTTTCAGTTAAACGAGCAGTGTCATCCATTGTGAGATTAAGTGTTTTTGCATTATCACTAAAACGTTGATACACCTGCAATACAGAATCCCAAGCTGAATATGTCTTTTGAGCAATTCGGAAAGTGTCCTCAGTAGCCTTATTTAGCTCAACTTGGTTGTTAGTCACTAACTTAAGGCGGTTCTGAAGCCCTGTGTAAGTGTCCATCTTAGAAATTGCAGCACTTACAGTAACTAATCCAGCCATATATCCAGCAAGCTGACGCGTAGCGACAGACAAACCATCCATAGACTTCGTGGCAAAGTCTCCCTTGCGCTCAATGCTATCTAATTCATTGCCTAGATTACGCGCATTACGTTCAGCATTTTTTGAATCTATGACAATTACTAAACGAGATTCTTGTGCCATCTTACTTTCCTCTAGGCAATAAAAAACCCACTCAATGAGTGGGTTTGTGAATAAAGTTGCTTTACCAATCAGCATTAACTTTTTGTTGAGTTTTGATCTTTTCAGCCATTTGATCAGATGATTTATTTAATTCATCCATAATTATTTTAGCTGATGGATAATTTTCGGTAATAGTACGATTGGTTTCACTATAGCGAACTCCGCTAATTACCTGTGCTGGTTTATAGTGAGTAAGATTATCGTAACTTACTTTCATTTTCCCATCTTTTGTATCTACGCGCACTGTGAAATCTACTCGATCACCAGCAGTAACAGTCATACAATCAGCAAACCCAGAACAACGGTATGGCATATTACCTTTGCCAATAATTGAACCCGTAGTCTTATCTTCGTACTGAATTACTGCATTTGCTGAGCGAAAAGCTGTTGCAAACCATTGACGTGCGCCATCATAAATTTGGCCTTGCTTTAATCCATCTATTTGATAAACCTTTTCAAACTTTACAGGTTCTGATGGTTGCTGAGGGGTAGTAGCACACCCAACTAATCCCAAACTCAATAATCCAGTTGCCAATAATTTTTTCATGAATTTCACCGTTTGTTATAAAGTGTACTAACTTTAACAAACTGGTTACTAAATGTCACATAAAGCAAAACCACCCGAAGGTGGTTTCTATCATTCAATATCAGGCAAATCCATTGGATTGTGCTTACTAATTGATAAAACAAAGATTTCAGTTTTACTAGTTCTTTGAAAATGTAAAACCTGATCAGATGTAGAATAATTTGCACCTTTTCTGGTTTGCCAAGATGGTAAACCAATATGAGCATGCCAAAGATCCATCTCCTGAGCATATTTAGCTCTTTCTTTATGATCTTGGTAACACTCAGGAACTTTCCAAGAAGGTGAAATTTTACCCTTCCAACCTGTTAAGCCATTCTGTTCATAATGTTCTAAAAAATCATCAATCAAGTCTAATTTTTCATCAGTGAAAACATTATCGTAATAATACAAAAACTCATCACTAAGTATTGCAGTGTAAAAAGGCTTTATTGAGTCAGTGTTAGAAGTGGATTTTTCTAATCCGTCGTTTGTTGAACTTTCTTCGCCCATGCTCTTCTTTCTTCACGAGTTAATCCTGAAGGCATTTTATACGATTTTTGCTTAGTTAGGGCAATAAGATGCTGAATATCAACACCTAAATGATGATTTTTGTCCGCATGGATTGTTGCGGGATGAACCACAGCGCAATCGATCATGAAAATCTCCAAATACGGATTAGATAAATAATTCTAAAATAAAAGTAATATCATTATTAGCAATACTTTCAATTCAAACTAAGGCTAATAACATTTACTATTGAAAATATAATATTTCTTAATGACATCTATGTCAATTAGAAATTACATTCTTAAACCCTTAACCTTTAATTTTAAATTATTATAATTCAACAACTTAAAAAAGGTAACTTTTAAGAATTTTAGAAAAACTATGCTAAAAGTGCGGTATATTGTGCATTTCTTAAAATACCCCGCACTCGATTTTGTTTTAAGAAATAAAACCTTAAACGTTTTATTTCTTCACCTTAAACTTCTTTTGTGACTCATCTAAAAACAAGTTATCTATAGCAAAAATACAATCATTAAAGATGTCTCTATCGACTGGCAATTCATACTGCTCACAGTATGCTGAGATAGCCGAAATATCCAAAGACAGCGGAATACCTTGCTCATATCGTCTAGACCGTGAAATAACGTTATAAGCAGAAAGAATCGCATTTGATGTATAAGAATACTCGGGTTTCTCAATGACCTTGGCAGCTTGAAGATTTAAGGCTTTTGCGATCGCTGCTTGCTTCGCGTTGTAGTCGCTCGCTTCTTCTTCTGAGTTGAACTTGCACCAGTTGTAGAGTTGGAGGACTTTCCCACCACATCATCCTTATATGCATCCGCTTCTTTTTGGATATCTTCAGCTTCTTGCTTTACGTATAGCCAAATTGAAATACCTATGTCGCCCATGTTAAGAAGCTTCGTCGCATTTTCAGGTGAATACTCAGGCTCAGTTTCAATAACTTCACCGCCCTCTATCTTTTCTTCAAATACTACGCCTTTCCAGTCTTCTATTAAGTGACATGCTGCAGCTTCGAGAAGTAATTCATGATAAAGCTTATCGTCTTTACTAGCCTTACTTACATCATACCCTTTAGTGGTAATCTGATTATTCGCACGCTCTAATGCCACTTGATACGGCTTATATCCAGATCCACGAATTTTAAACTCAGCTAGTACATTTCCTTCCGTGTCCGTATATTCTCGCCATTTACTGACAGTTTTGCTTGTTTGAATGGTTACTTTTAAAGCCATTTTCTACTCCAAAAAAAAGCAGCCATAAAGGCTGCCATCAGTAAAATTAAATTAAGGATTTGGGTTTGGTGCTGGAATACGGGTAATGATTGGCGATTCTTCAACTACCTTATATTCAAATGAAGCATTTAAAATGTCGCTGTTTCCACCACTCGGTAATGGTGCTGTAATTTCAGCTTTAGGAATAAAAATTTCGTAAGAATTACCCAAAGTGTCTGTAATTGGGACCTTCAATGAAATTGAAGTGTTGGTGAACTGTTTTTCGTACATGTCTGAAGTATTTCGTGACCATGCAGCAGTAAATGAACCTGTGCCGGCTGCTAGTGTTTCTAAAATAGCTCGAGCATTGATTCCTTCACCTAAGCATTTTTGCAACTTCATAGTGTTATCCCATTTGAATGAGAATTGCGTCAAGCAAGAGATACCTGCTTGTGATACCCCATCAAGTAAGATTTCACCAACAGAAACATTAGATAGCTTAGGACTGTTATCTGCTGGAGTTACTGCCCCAGCGGGTGGTGTTGAGAAGTTAGTTCGACCTAAAGCCATTAGGCCAAATGCCATCGAAATTAAGCCTGCTTCAGGAATTTCAATACTAAAGGTATTTACATGACAACCTCGGAAAACGTGGTAATCATTTACGTCTTCAAAGCCGCGAAGTACTGAGAATGTTTGGCGAAGTGCCCCACCAAAAGTAAGGACATTGGATGACCAGCTATTAAAGGCTGCCGCTGCCATTAAATCTTGCACAAGTTGGCTATATTTAGCCTCGCATTTTAATTCACCAGCATATTCAGCACCTGTAATCATTGATGAGCGAGCAATGCGCCCGCTAGTGATAGACTTTGACTCTTCTTTTGAAACTGTGGCGTCTAAGCCATTATCTGTAAATTCAAAAGTCGTCCGAGCAAACGGTGTCGGCGTTACACCCACCGTAGTTTCTCTTGCAATTTGTGTTATCTGACGTGCACCACTCGACATGGCTTTTACTCCTTATAGGCATAAAAAAACCACCTCGAAAGGTGGTTACAAAATTTGGAACATAAAAAAACCGCTCATTGGCGGTAATTTCTTTAAAATTTTAAATCAATCATCAAGATCGACACTTACTCCAGTAACTACATTATGTTTAGAACCGCCAAGACTACTAACATCGGCTAAACGTATATTCACATCAGAAACACATAGTTTATTGGCCAATTGCCATTTATTCAGCTCTTCAGCCATTACACCTGCCAAGTGTCGTTCCAGTTCTTGCCGTTTAATTTCGATTTCTTCTTGAGTAAGCATGCAGGACATATCAATTCACCCTATAACCAATAGTCACATTATACTGAACAAAGTCAGCATCTTGACCGACAAAAATTGATTGTCCATTCAAACATTCTAAATGTTCGACTGAGAAATATTCAAAATGTGCCAGCAATGCATCACTAAGTTCTGTTATTTCCCTTTCTCCAGTATTAGGACGGGCAAAACATTGAATTAAGATATTCCCAGTACGGCGTGTACACGGCTTATTTCCTAGTCCAGCAATAAAACTTGGTCCTCCCGTAATGGTTAAACGACACCACACACCTTTTGTTGGTACCGTAAAACCTGGTGCATTTGGATACTGGATTCTATCTTGAGAAATCCCTGTAAAACTCATCATTCGGTCCACGATAGCTTGTCTAGCTTGCTCTAAAGTCATTGCCATTTTAGCCACCGTACTTTTGAGTAATATAAGTAAACGTTGTGCTATAAATGCCCTGCGGTGCTTGATCGGACCAACCGTTTTCTAAACGCTCAGCATATGGCTGGTTGTTTTGAATATAGATCAAACTCCCCAACTTAAACTTAACAGCTTGAATCGCGGCATCTTGCACGGCATTTGTAGAGGGTTCTCGCACTCCGTAATCGCCAGATCCAACAGAAACAATATGCGATGCCCGATAAGCTCCAGTATCAACAGGACTAGAAACAACAAGTGATTGCACTGTATCCATGGTGATTTTTTTTACATGCTCATCTGCCTGTTTTTCAACTTCAAAACTAAAGCTGCTCGGCCTTGCTCCCTTCCACCCCATGTTTTTTAACCTCACTAGCTTCGAACATTTCAAATAGGTCTTGAGCGATTGCCTGAATTGAATAAGCTTCAAATTCCACACTAGGCTCTCGCTCACCCATTCGCCGTTTAACTATTTGCCAGATATGAACAGCCTCATGCAGAAGCAATCCATAAACTTGAATTCGATCTTTATCCGCCGTATCCCCGATCTGGACAATCGCATATGCACCATTAGAAAAAGTACTAACTTGTGCATCCGCTCCCATATCCAAAAATTGATCGGCTTTATCCATATCTTCAAATAACAAATCCATGTGTAGTTGATTTCGAGCAAGCGTGTACTGCACATGTTGGAATGGCGATATATACCATTCAGGAACATAATCAGAATTAACCATGGTTTAACCTGTTAACTCGGTAAAAGCGTTTCAGTCGCTTCTCTACCATCAAATGAGTTATGAATAAAAATGCCATCCTCATATTTGGGATGGCATTTGCAATGAAATGTTGAATGGTGTTTTAAATCATCGTCAGGTATAACCTGAAAGCTGTCATAGACCTCATGTGCACTCCAAGTCATAATTACTCCAATAAAAAACCCACCGAAGTGGGTTTGTAACTAAACTTTTAAAGGTTTCAATTGTGAAATTACTTTAATTAAATTTTCATAATGGGTTTCATTTATATTTTCAAATTTTTTTAATTTTTTTAATAATATTTCTTTTTTACGCATTGAATGAGTATCTAGAAAATCAGAAATCGCATCATGTTCAATAACAATTTCAATTTGTTTAAAAATACTCATGTATAAACCATCTAGATCAACCTCTATTTTTTTAATATTTTCAATGAAGTGGTTTGCCTGCTCTTCATTTGCATCAATTTCATCTAACATCACATAAATATTTGCAACGTTCCTATGAAATTGCATTTGATGATTATTAAAATCTTCAACATCTGATTTTGATCGAGGATTAAAATTATAAAAGGATAATAATTCCGTGTTAAGGATTCTTAAGATATCTTCACTTAACTTTTCATTTTTTAGAGCTTTATGTTGAACTCTCCAATCGCTAAACAGAACAAATGCTGCAACTGGAGCGAGAAATGCTGCACCTAATGTGAATGCATCTTTTAAAACATCGTAAGCTTGCTTTTTATCGAGTACATAATGGTTCCATGGAAATGAACTTAATATAATAAAACTAATTAACAAGTAGCCTAGAACTCCACCACCAACAAAATAACAAACTCGTTTAATTTTATCTTCTAATTTTTTACTGGCCATATATCCCCCTATTTTATAAGGATATTAGATCAAGTATTTAAACCTTCCTCAACTGACATTTCCATATTGTGCTAGCTGGATCCTGCTGGATATGAATAACGCGGAATGAGCCTAAGGTTGTTAACCATTCATCATCAATTTTTGGAGTCATAGTTACTTCATTCTGCAGCACTGTAGCCTTTTTATCTGTGGCCAGTACTCCAAGCGTCTGAATCTCATATTGACTGTATGAGCCAAACAGAACACCACGGCCAGAATAGTTTTCTTTAACTTCAACATAAGTTTCAGTTTTAGGATCCCAATCTTTTCTTGAGATCCGCTCACAAGTAAATGAATGAACGGCGTCCGCTAAATCTTCATTAAATGCTTCAGCAATATCTGCCTGAATTTCATCACGTAAGCCCATTAGATTTTCCTGACAAAAAAGACGGATTTCCGTTTGCAATACGGTTTTATCAAATCAAGAATGAATTGCTCGATTGCACTAAGCTTTACTGATCCGTCCTGATATTCCTTTTCGGTCTCAACCGTATCTGCTTTGACTTTCTTACGTTTTAGTGCCTGTTCCTGTCCTTGATATAGGTCTCCTTTCATAATGCCCTTGATGATTTGATAGGAGGCTGTTTTTAAAGGTTCAGGTACTTGGGTAACATCTTCATAAGGCTTAACGTTACGTGCTAATAGATATGCTTCGGCCATTTGGAGGTATTGAGCCTTATCACTGGCAGATAAAGCATCAAAGCCTTCAACATGTTCTATCGCTTCTTGTTCAGTGATAAAGCTCATGAATTATTCCTTTGGAATTAATGCTAAAAGTTCATCTTTTTTAGCACCTGCTTCAAATGCAATGCCTTTTTCAGTTAGTACAGCTCGAAGCTCATCTACTTTGAGACTTGCATAGTTAATTGGTTGTGGTTGAGTATCACTTGGTTTTTGGTCATCTTCAGGTGTTTGACTACCTTCACCTGATTCAAGTTCAGCAATACGTGCTTTCATTGCTTCCGTATCATTTTGAAAGGCAATAAATTCGCCCTTTACTGTTGCCAGTTGTTCTTCGAGCTCAGCAATTTTTGTTTCTTTCATTTGTTGTCTTTCCCGTGCACGGTTAAAGGATGAAAGTCCCATTTATGGATCTCCAAAAAGATAAGGCGGTGTTACCCGCCTTTTTGTTATTTGATCTTGTGCTTGAATGCCACAATACGGATCTGTTTAGGATCGTAGACACGTTCCCAGTTATCGGCTGTAGCAAGACCGGCATTATTAGGTGCAATACCTGTCGCACCTGCCCATTTAATGCCACGAGGATGTAGTACAAAGTGACGGCGGTTAATAAGAATGTCAGTACCCGCTAAACTATCACGGTCAGTCTCTACACCAACTGGTGCGCCAATATCTTGGAAACCAATCGCACCTTGGCCAAACAAGAAAGAGGTAAAGACATCACCTTCAACCGGCATACCATCATCAACGATCACACGACGGTCCATAAAGGTTTTGTAGAGAACCACACCATCAGCATCTCGAACAGTTTCGATTAAGCCTTGCTTAGCTAAAGCCGCCATGGTTGCCGAGTGCATTGCAATAGCCGTTAATTTATCTACGGCATCACCCAACTTATAAGAAGCATCAACAAAAGATACACCATCAATTACAGCGGCAGCTCCAGTTCCAGCAGAAATATCGTGAGTATTTCCTGTCATGCTGGCCGCCCCGAATACACCTTTAAGGGTGTTTACGGTAAAACCTTGAAACTCACGCGACCAGTAATCTGCCACCAGATCACCAACCGCACCAAGTGGATCGTCACCAGATAATGCTTTAGCCAAATCATTAGCGCCCCATGCTTTACCACGTGCATGAAGAATCGCAATGTCCTTGCCTGAAGTGATGTTATTTACAGATAAAGGTTTTGAATCTGAAAGTACTTCTGACTCACCGCTTAAATCATTCCAGAATGGGATATTTACAGTTGTACCACCCTCTGTCCCGAAAGCTACATCTACATCTAAATCCCCAACAATGCCAGACTGCCATAATGCAGACTTTTCAGCAGTTTTATTTAATACGTACGGCGTGAATAACTCGGGTACGATTACATCAGCAATTTTTGTGTCGCCCATTAGGCTTTACTCCTTAAAGTTTAATACCGTGTTTTGCAGCCAGCTCTTTAGCTAGTTGCGGGTTTTCATTTCGTAATTGCGCCAATTTGGTCATATTTACCGAGCCATCTGCTTTGAGAATGTCTGGCTGACCTTTTGAATTGTTGCTACCAGGTGCGCCCATGCCATTAGGCTTAGGCCAGTAATACGGTTTTTGCTCGCGTAGAGATTCAACCCATTCTTTTGGGGTCATCGGTGTCTGGCCGTCTTTACCAATGACTACTTCCCCGTTTTCATCAACTGCCACAGCTTTGCCGTTTTCATCTAATGCAAATTTTGACTGAGCTAAAAAGGCGATATCAGGGGTCGCTTCTGGCAATGCTTCAAGTTCAATTGCAGCCTGCACAATTTGGCTTTGAATCACTGATTGCTTGAACTTTTGAGCATAAGCTTCGGCTTTATCAGCACGTTCTTTTTCGGCTTTCAGTAACTTTTCATGTTCTTCACGCATCTTCTCGGTGCGCTTTTGAATCACTTCATTAACTTTGCCGTCTGCGATTAATTTGGCCTCTTCATCTTGGTCAAGTTGGGCAAAGACTTTCTTAACAATTTCAGGATCAATTCCCTCAAATTGTTTTTGAAGTTCCTGAAGTTGTCGATTTGCAGTTCTTGCAGCCTCACGCTCGCTTTGAAGTGCAGATTTCAAACCTTTTGGATCTTCATAGCCTTCTAGATCAAGGCGAAACTTCCCGTTTTCCTCGACATATAAAGCTCGGTGTTCTTCTTTGATTGCATCAAGTGAATCAACAATAAATGGCAATGACATGTTCAAACCTCTCGTTTGATTTGGGTAAAGCCTTATCTCAAGGCATTAAAAAAGCGCCCCTAAGGACGCTAAATTTCGATTGAAAACTTAGTAATTTGTTGCAAATAAACGGTAGCCTTCTAGCTCCCAAAGTTTATTTTCAGCTGACTTTTCTGCATTTCCACGAGCCATACGCTCACCAATTTCAGCATCAAAGTTTTCAGCATTCACACATGCACTAAAACCCGTTGCTAGGAAAAACTTTCCATCTAAAAATGCATGGACAAAAGTAGATGTCGTGCCACCGGGGCGTTGCTCAACCGTATATGTAACACGCTCCATCAATGAATCAATTTGCGCTTTAGTTACTCGGGGTGCCACAGACTTTTCAGCTAACTCTTGCTCTGTTACTTCTTTGATCATTTTCTTCTCACAAAAAAAGCACCCGAAGGCGCTAAGGTTAAAAATTAAGTTCTAATTGATGAGTGCAATTGCTTTTAATCTTTCAAAAGTAAAACCATAAATTGCCATGGCTCTTGAAATCTTAATTTGAAGAAATGTCACCAGAATTAATTTTGTGCTCAGAATATATTGAGCATCTGACATAGTGAATTGCTTTTCAGACATTTGTAATACCTTTCGCTACATTTGCTTTGTTTGATTTGGCCTTGGTGCATCACTCACTAAGCGAACACCATGAGCACCATATGCTTCAAAAGTTACAGTAATTGTTGCGGGTCCATTTAAGGCATCAGAATTCATCTGTACTGCTCTTTGTCCAGCTAGAGGTTGTCCAGTTTCTTCATCACAAATAACCAGATAACCTTTCAAAGTAGGGTGACGCTTTAGCACTAAATGTCTTGACTCACTCATAAGCCCAACTCCTTAAAAGTTTGCTCATCCAACTTTCGAAGTTGGTCCAATGTGTATAACCGCCCCTCTGGATCGAAGAACTTATCAAAATCAAATTTCCCTTTCTTATAGAGCTTGTAACGCTTCGGTCCTAACCATTCTCTTTGAAAGAAATCATCAGTCTTTTTGAAGAACTCTTTAAATGTGGTATTAGCATCTAGCTGCCCTATTAATTGGCTTCGCTCTTCTTTTGGGATGTCCTTCACTCGACGTTCGTCCATTACAAATGGACGTTCACCGACAAGTTGACCGTCTTTCTCGACTGGCACCAAAATGCTTCGGCAATTAGGGTGTAACGGCGGTACCCGCTTTGCCGGATCGTTTATTTCCCAAACTGAACCATCCAAAGATGCACAAAGTTTTGATGTCCTTCCGTCCAGCGTTGCAACCAATCGAACATATTCAAAGCCAATCTGATTGAAACTATTTAGATATGCTTGATTGGCCACATGGCTGCGAACCGTTCTCACAGTACGGTCAATATCAGACTTTGAGCTACTTAAAAGCCCATCCTCATAATTAAGCCGTTTGGTACCACGGATGCGCTGAACTATTTCCTGATTTGTTTTACCTGAGTTGATACCATCCCGAATTGCATACTCAACCTTTTGACGGGCATTTTCAGCAATTCTGGATAGCAGATCATCAACAAGAGCCCCACCTACCAATGGTATTTTTTTAGCTGCGGCATATAGCTTTTCACCATTTGGCTTTTTGATCTTGCCACCATATAGCTTCGCCGTGTAATTGGCTTCATAAACAGCCAAGGCAGTAGCAGAAACAGCGAAAGCTTCAGGTAATGCAATATTTAGTCCTATAAACCACTGAGCAATCAGATCACGAACTTCCTTCAGATTAGCTGAAGTGTACTGTCCACTTGCGAGAGCCACCTTTTCAGCATCACTCAACTCATCAAGCAAATCCCGCAGCTTTGCCAACATTAATGCTGACTCATCATTGAAGATTTTTAATAGTTCATTAACAGATTGAGAAGACACCCGATATAAGTACGCCTGATGTTTGGTAAGTACTTCAATCAGTGATTTATCTTCTTTTGAAGCCATACATCACCTCTACAAAGGAGTGTTATCTCGCTCTATTTCTACCCGCTTCACTTCTTCCTGATAGTCGTGAGCTGGTAATTTACCTGTCATCAGGTATTCCCAATATGTGCGGAAAGAGTTTTTCCCTGAAATAGCACCCTCATAAAGCTGTTTTGCAAGATTAATATCCGTGACCTGCACAATAAACTCAGGCTCAACCGTAAATGAATATTTTGTTGAATCCAGCTTTAACCACTGCGCTGCATACTTAATGGCTTGTTCAATTGCTGCAGCTGCACACATCACGATACTGTGAAGACTTGCCTGCTGGTCATCCTGTCGTGCACGGCGTGCCTCACCTGATTCTTGTGTATTGGTATCGACTACCTTGGCACCAGCTTCAAGTGCAGCATTTTTCTGAGCATCCATTTCCTTTTTAGTGAGTTCAATCCCACTGCCGGATATTTCCAGATACCCGCACTGAGAATCACCCGGAAGACTCCAGACAGCCATAACACCAGTGACACTAATATCTTCATCACCTTCAAGACCATTAATCCAAGGTTGCGGATGAGCTGTATGGTGAAGAGACTGGTAATAATCTGCACTAAGTTGGTAATACTTCAGAGCAGCCTTGGCCATTGTCAAAAGCGGTATGGTACCTACATCCGGAGAATTACTAGTGGCACCGCAGAAAACAAATGGTGTGAAAGAAAGTTGATTACCGCCGAGATCGGGAGTTTTATCCTCCACATTTGAACCATCGAACAATCGGACCGCTAATGCTCCATCATCCATAGATAGAACGCGGTGAACCGTTTTAGTTTCGTGCCCGAATTCATCTTCACTATTATCAAATTGCTCCTCGAGCACTAACAGTTTTAGATCTTTACGACCACCGATACTGTTTTCCTTCCAGTTGATAATAGATAACGCATCATATAAGGCGAAATATGGCACTCCGTTAGCATCAACATCGACAAGCAGCCCACAGCGCCCAAACTCTAGCAACTCTGAACAAATGCGAATAAAGAGCTGTTTAAGCCCAAAACCGTCATTTGTTGCATTCTCTATCAATCCTTTAAGTAGAGAACTTTCAATCACTATATTCGGCTCAAGCTTTGAAACTAACCCGATCATTGTGCGTAATGCGTCCTGAACCCATAGCGGATACTGAGCTCGACTTAGATAGGCCTTATAAATCTCTCCAGTCGTATCACCTTGCTTTTCAGCCTCAATCATTCCGGCCGATTTAGCTAGGTACTTTGTTTGTGCCTGTTTGATCTGCTCTTCACCAGCAACGGCGTCACGCATAATCAACCAGCTTTTTTGTGCAGCAATATACTGCGGATGTTTATCAGTAACTGCCATAAAAACACCAATAAAAAAGCACCTGAAAAGGTGCGTTGTTTAACGGGAAAAACCAGCGATTGTGCGCCGTTTAAATACTTTCTGAATGATGATCGGGAATCTCTTGGCTATTGGATATCCACCAGCATCGCCAACGTGGTCCAAACCAGCGCTTTTATCTGGCATTCCAAAATCATCATAGACTTGCTGTTCTAAAGTAGCCGTAAAGTTAGGGCACTTATTTGTGTTCACTTTTAAGTGTCGTTCACCCTCAGCATTTAGGATTTGTGCATTAACTGCAGTGATACGATCTTTAATACCGGGATTCACACCATTAGTTTCAACTTTAAATCCATGTTTCTTTAAGATTGCATGATCAGATTCACTGAAGTTCTTCGATGATGTTGCCTGACCTGAAGCATCTGGAATCACGGTAATATCGTGATCTGGAAAGCGCTCATTAATCAATTGACACATCGTCGGTGTATCTCTCACGCCAACCAGTTCATCTAAAGCTCTTGGCTTCCCTTCTCGAATGACATAAACCACAGCAGCCATTTTAAGCACGTTAAAATCCATACCAATGAGTAAAGGCTCACCTTTCTTAATTTCTTCATCCGTGTGGTTTAGAACTCGATCAAAGTCGGGGTAAACAGCACCGCTGGTTAAATTGACAAACTGCCCTCTTAGATAAGCTGAAATTAACTGCGGCGGATAAGACTCATAAAGTGATGATATGTAGTCATCTGGAAGATTAGCTTCATTGTCATAAGTTGAAGCTTGAATCATTCCATACAGCTTACGCTTAGCCTCTGATTTATTTGCCTCTTTAACAAATTGCTCGTATGTAAACTTAAAACCTTCAGGTGTAGTGGCCACATCAATACCGTTGAGCAAACCAGCTTGCTTGTAACGCATACGTGCAATGATCTTACGCCAAGCCTGTTGAGCTTTGACCTTGGCCATTACATCAAGCTCATCAATCAGAGCATGGCCAATTTTAAAACCTACAATGGTTGCTGGTTTCTCCATAGACCGACAAATGATTGTCGTTCGATATTGCCGACCATAATAGATATCCACCTCTTTATTGGTTTCATAAACCTTAGTTTTAAGCCCCCAATCAAATGCAACTTCTTCAATAGTTGGAAAGAAAATGTCGCGAATCTGCGGGTAAGTTGGAGCAAAATAACCCAAAGGTACTTTTGGGAATTCCCAAGCTTTGTTGCATAAACTGGAGCATCCAACCCAAGTCTTTCCCGATCCAAAGCCAGCGACAAATGCGCGGAACTTCTTTTCCATCTGCAAAAAATTAGCCTGAGGTACATTCAGTGTCGGATTGATGTTCGGCATCTTTTTTACTCGCATCCACAACTTGAATAGTTACCTTGACTGGTGTTGGATCTTCATCACCTTCACCCTCTCTTAACTTTTCAATCTCAAGTTGCTTTAACTCAAGATTTAATAACATCAGGTCATAACCCTGCATTTCTTCCCGAACCTGTTTAATAACCCCTTGCTTCATAAGCCTGTTGTTCTTCCAGTCTTCATAAATCTTCTGAAGTTCTTTAAGCCGATAGGCTTTATTAGCTAAAGGGATGTCATAAACATTCTTTTTAAAGTCCTCTCGGGTTTTATGAAAAAGGTCTTTATATTTCTTACTTAAATTCTTTCCTGCCGCTTTTGTCGGGTCATAAAGTTGTACCTGTTTTCGATCAATCTCAATGTTAAATTCTTGCTTGACAGCATTAGCTACCTGTTGAGGGGTATCCATGCAGGCAAGCGCTTGAACAATAAATATTTTTACCTGTTCTTTAAGTGCAGCCATACCCCCACCTTTGTCTAGCTACGTCTAGCAAAGAAGGCAAAAAAAAGAGCCATTCGGCTCAGTTGATTACGCAGTTTCCGCAGCATTTTGAAATATCAAGATTCGAAACAAACGGCGGATTTTTTGCGACTTCTATAAGCCGCTTAACGTTTTCATTTGCACCCCAGCGTTTAACAACACCGATAAACTCTTCCACATCGTGACCAGCTAAATAGTGCTTTGGTAATCCAGTATGATCACTGTAAATAATCTCACCGTCCGAGTCTCGTTCTACACCAATGTGATAAAGCTCATGTTCAAGCAAAGCACAGAACTCGCTATCGTTTGCCTTTTCACAAAAGCTTGCATCGATTGTGATTAAGTAAACTGGAACGAATCCGAACCAGTCGCGCATTTGCTGCTCTTGTCGGGCTTTCTTCCAGCCACCTTGTTGAAACATAACCTTTTCACATTGGCCAAGCACCATACGCTTAGCTCTGGTATAAGCAGAAGAAGCCCATGCAAAAGCCAAGAAACCCTCATTGTCATGAAGCATCTCAGCGATATGGTCATGGTCTGGATTATGTAAAGGACCACCAAGCGTAAGAAAATTAGCAACTACCCATTGTTTTAAATCAGGTGCCGGTATTAAACGGAGTGCTTCCTCTTCTTCTGCCTGATCCATAAAATCAGTTGGAGGAAATGGTCTGATCTGATCCATTAAATATTTGCCTCTTTAAATTCTTTAGCCACTCACTAGCGTATTCAGTCCGTAACTGCAAAGGTCCAGACTCATCAATGCGGCATCTAGATGCTGTCTCTATGCGAATTACGGTATAATCCATCTCTTCAGCCACATCGTAACGGTCCAAACTCCACGCCTTTGCAGCCAGCTTGCCTTTTCGTCCTCCAGACCAAGGACCACCAGCAATTTCAACTAAAATACGATGTTCAATTAAATGAAAATCAAAACGCCAATGCTTTGTTGATTTAAACTGGAATTTCTTTTCGTATTTAATTTCCAGATTGTCTAAAGCTTCAGTAAATTCTTCCTCTGCCTCTAAGTACTTTTGAGTAGCTTTAGGTAGCGGTCTGGATTTAGGCTTGGTTTTAGGTTCTTTTTTCCGAGTAAGCCAAAAGTATTCTGTAGAATCCATTATTCTCACCCATAAAAAAACCGCCCTAAGGCGGTGGCTAAACTCACAGGCAATATAGTATTACTTCTTAAAAGTTGCCTTATAAAGCTTTGAATTAAAGTAATCCGTAATTTCTTTACCTTCGTTTTGAATTTTTTCCTCATTTAAGGGTAAAAAATCTAATTCAGATTTGAAGCTCATATACTCTGGAATAAATTTCTTTATAGGCGGAGGTGGTTTAGGTCCACCTTCTGTAATTTTTTCGATAAATCCAGCTAACCATAAAATATACTCACCTTCTGAATTATGAGGAGGAATCAAACTCACATCTATTTTTACTTTACATTCATCTAATTGTTTACTAAACAATTCAACAAAATCAATAAAATTATATTTTAATTTAAATTCTGTTCCCTCAATTTCTCTGCGTATACATGTCATAAGTAAGTTCATATTTTCAATACAGTCATGTGAAAACAATTCCTCATCTTTAATTTTGTTATAAATATTTTCCGCAAACATGAGATACTGTGGCATTTCAGCAGCTCCTCATTTTTATAAAGTATTTTTCTTAAGGTAGTCCTATTATAACAATGTTGCAACAAGAAATTTTCCATGTTTAGTTTAAGGAAATTTTAAAAATTATAAAAACGATTATATTCAATAAATTAGTACGAATAAAAGCTATGGAAGTTTGATTTTTCTATTGAGCTTTAAAATGGATTATTGTGTTTAAATTATCAATTTAAAAAGCTTGCCTAATAGGCAAGCTCCCCCTTTTTTGATATTTGCGCTGATCAATAAGGTTTAGTGTTACTTAAAGCAACACACTGATAATACAGAAATATTTAAAAATAAAAAAGCCCACTTCCTATTTTTATTCAGAAATGGACTTAGCGAAAAAAACGCTTAAACCTGAAATAGGAAATATCTATTCGGAAATATCTCCAACTTCATATTGGCATAATATTTAAGCACTAGCAATAGGGATTGAATTAAAAACATCAAATATTCATATTTAAATAGATAAAGATTTCTTTTTTTAAATGGTTTTATTTTTAGCCTACATAATTTTTTTTAATTATCAAGACTTATAAAGAATATGTGCCCATCAATAGGTAATACTTAATAAGGTCTTATGTGCAGTAACCATTAGGCTCTAGAGAGTAAGAACTCAAACTGACTAAAAATAAAAAATAATTAATTTTCAATATCAATGATCATATACTGCAAAGTTATGTATATTCCAACTTCTCCATTGTTGAGTGCCTCATATAAGTCTTCATCAACGAAATCTCCAGATTCATCATATAGCCATTTATGAATTTGAATAATTTGTATATTCCCTTTTTTGTCTATTCTTGCTATTGGGTCTATTACGGACCGAACTATCACCTTCTTCTTCGTCTTAACATCAAGCAATGTGATAATTGTCATTTTAAAATCCTTATAAATATCCTGTATAATAACTACTCTCAATCAATAAAGATTTTTATATTTTAATTACTTAAATAGCAATCTTTTCAAACTAAAAAATAAATAAAAAACACTTTAATAGTGTGTGCCTATTAGAAAAGATACCTTAAATATTCTACTAGCAATAAAAAACCGCTTTAAGGGCTGTTCATCTAAAATTCACAGGTACTTAATGAAGATTTTTTTTTCTGTCTTTGCATCTTTCTGGGCTCACAAATTTTTCCAATAAAGTTAGTTAACCACAAAATACTTTCTTCACGATCTTCAAAATGAGGTATAAGGCTTAAATCTACTTTTATTTTGCGATCAGCTAAAGGCAAACTTAAACAATGTTCAAAGTCTATTGAGCTGTACTTCAATTTGAGTCTTTTTTCTGCAGCTTGATTCTTTATCTCAGCCATAATGCGATTTAGATTAACAATCAAATTATTTGAAATTTTATTATTTTCATATACCCGTTCGTAAACTGTCTCAGCTACATCAATGTAATTTATTAGCTCTACATTCTTATTCATGACATTTGTACTCCGTTTTTTATAATTATCCGTCTAACATAATGTTTATTTGAGTTACTAAATTCATCACGTACGTAAATATTGTTAAAGTTTTATCACTTATTTTTAATTTAAATATTTGAATTTATTTAATAATTTTATAATTTACTAATATTTATATACATCTTTGTTCTTAACACCCCTTTTTTCTATCACTTGCCCATTGAGTTCACCACCCACACAGATATTCATTATAAGTACCAGTTTTTAATCAGACTGGACTATAGCACGAAAGACAACCGCCCGAAAAAGGAATAAAATTTCTTAAACTATTTAGATAGCATATATGTCTGATTTTACTTGATCCCATAAATCAAGTATTTCATCTCTCATTTCGATTGGTTGTTTTCCAGAAATTATATAAAACGTTTTCACTTCTCCTTGGAAGCTTACTTGGGTTCTAAAGTATGACTCTGTTGGCCTTTGCATACCTGTTCTTGGTCCATACTGCTTTGGAATACTTTCTAACTTCAAATCTGACTCGTCTTTCGACAAGAATTGTCCATGATGGCGACCACCAATAAATAAAGTCATACTTTCACCTAAAAATAATTAATATTTACCAACATACTAAACATAAAATAAAAAATCAAATTATTTTTATTTTTCAAATACTTAGTTCTCAATAGTAAATTATTTACTACCGAGAACTAAATCATCAAATTAATTAAAGAAAAAACCCCGCCAATAACTAGTATGTAGCGGGGCCATTTGCGCCGTAATACGTCCGGCAAGTAAACTCGCAAAGCGTCCTAAGCGAGTGGGGTTTTAAAATCAAAAAACCCGCTTCTAAAAAAGAAACGGGTCATAAAAACAAAAACTTTCAGCGCAGTATTTGTGACATATCGTACAAATTAGAAGATGTATTTACAACATACTTTAAACTTAATTTTTTGATGCTCTCAAAATATCCAAAACTCGCTCAGACATTTCGTGCAAGTTGGATCCTATTGGAAGCCAAAAATGATAATTGATGTTGTCGCGGTTAAAAACTTGCTTGTAGTACTCAGAGCTAAATGAAGGATCTATATCAGAAGCTTTAAGCAATCTACCTTCTTTCTCTATCTTTTGCCCATCTAGTTCACCACCAACACAGATATTCATTTTAAGTACCAAATTCTAATTAGACTGGACTATAGCATAAATATAAACATGCTTAAGTGGGCATTCTTAAACGCTTAACATTTAGACAAGCATTCAATTTAGATGATTTATAATGTAACGACCATGTATTTAGGATGAAGACAGCTAATGTGTGGTGTAAATCTAACCATTAAATCAAAGGAACATTACTTAATGCAAAGAAAAGGGGCGCTTTTAACGATTGTACTGGTGGCGCTTGGTGCCTACCACCAGTACAACACAATATCAACTCTACAATTAATTAATATGGAGGTGACACAAACAAATAACTATCATTTCTAATAGAATTTCAGGTGGCGATGTTTGGCGACGAGCCACCTGATTTAATTTTAAATCATAATTGAAATCTAGCAAGTATAAAAACAAAAAGCCCATCAAACGATGAGCTTTAGATCAGTGAATTACTTATACTTCGTCCACTATATCAAAAATATGCCATAAAGCGTCTAGACAGTCAACAAGTCTAAATTATGCTTTTCTACTAATTGAGAAGCTTTTAAACGTTCAACGATTTTAATCATTAGATCATTGGCAGTTATAACGTCGATTCCTTCAAATGCTTTTAGTGTTAATTGCAATTTATTATTAATTACATTTGTAATTATTGATATTTTACCAAAATAATCAGGGTAGTATTTCAAAGTTTCATTAACTTTCTCCCGACTAACGCCTTCATATAGTTTTACAGTGTATGTTTTCATTTGAACCTCCATTTTGTCTTAATCTTTTATCATGACCTAATAAATAAAATCTAGCGCAACTCACCATAATTGCGACCTGAGCTTTAGATTGGTTTGTTTCTTGAGCAACCTTCAACAATCCTTTATTTTCAACCTTATTTTTAATTAAACAAATTAATGCAAACTTAGTTGTAAAATCTGTTTTATCAGAATTTAATAGACTTCGTAAAAGTGCTTGAATTTGATCCGCCTCATAATCACTGATCTCACATCGAATATAAGATTTACTTTTTTGTACTTCTTTGCCAGCTTCACGCATCAACCAGTAAATTTGATTGATATGAAGCCCATCTGGCAAATCACCCCCTTTCATTCTAACTGTTTCACACCATGCGCCAAACTGCTCTAACCAACCGTCAATAGTATATTTAGACCAATCCATTTGTTGTGTTTTTAAAACTGCACTCATTTTTCACCTACCAATTGCTCAATTTGTTTAATCGCCACGCCTGCTTTCACTTGCTCTGTGCTGAACCGTAAAACTGTAAAACCCATCCACGATTTCGGATATCACGTATAGCTTCAGCTTTTGTTTGCCCATAACCTTGACCAAATGCATTACAAGAGTCGCAATAAAAATGAGCATCGTATCCACCAACTAATCCCATCATTCGCCTCCGTATATTGATTCGTAATCAGCAATTGCATGAAGCAACTTGTATCCAGCAGATTCAGGTTTATCTTTGCTATGAGACAAGTCATATAGTTTTAAGTCCTCAATGCCACCCCATGATTCAACCAAATCAACCGACTCCACCAGACGTTTAAGCTCAACCAAATCTACAAAATACTTCTCACGATCTGCTGGGCTGATTTCTACACTTTGACCACATTGGAACTCATAACCCTCGTTCCATTCAGTTGCGTTATCGGGTGCTGAATCTACGATTTCCTTCGCGTATTGCAGTCCTTTATCTCTAATCAATTTAGATGCTTTCATGCATTCACCCCATCAATTAACTTAAGAATATTTCTTGGAATAGGCATACCTTCACGGCGGCACATCTCTGCGTATTCGTGTGGATTATCGAAAGGATCTGGTCCTAATTCTTTTGTAAGCTCAGGCTCTTTTTCCTTAGCCTTAAGCTTTTGTACTGGTGCAGGTTTACGGCCGTTAATCTTTAACCGTTCCATCAAAGATTTGAGATGCTTTTGCGCTTCGTCATTTGAAACTGGTATATGCACTTTTTGCTCACTTTTCTGAGCTAATAAAATTGGTTCTTGGTACCAAGCTTGGGTTTTACCCTTCAGTTGTGCTTCAGCCTTGTATTCATCATAGATTTTGATAAATTCCATTTTGGCTTTGTACATTTCACCATCTTGGATTAGTGAATAAACTTGGTCTAAAACAAATTTGGTCAAGGTTGTAATTTCTTGGTTCTGCTCTCTTCCGTCTGGCAATGTCACTTTTTTGTGTTGAGAGATCTGAGTGTATTCACAAGCCTTAACCCAAGCCTTCTCAGCGCTCCACCAATCATCACCCATGCACATAGCACGGAATTCAGCGAAGTTAGGCATGTATGTATTTGTACTTGCGTAAAATAGCGCTAAGCCTCTTTGAAGTTGGTTAGGTGTAACCCCAACCAATGCTTTAGCAAGCTGCTGTTCAACGATTTGCATTGGAACGGCATTTTTCCCCTCTACTGGAAAATTCTTATTGAACTGAACAGCGTATTTAGTTCTGTAAGCCGCAATTAGTTCTTTTAAAAAACTTTCAAATGGTGCTAATTCATTCATGATTAATAGCCTCCAAAATCTTGTGACACTGGCGTAACGTCAATCACGTTTGAACGGTTGCTCTCAGCGTACATTTGAGTGAAATAACCCGGTTCTTCAGGAACGTTATGAGATTGTGGGTTTTCCTGAATTTGATTTTGGCGAGGCTCAAATACACCCTGATAATTTCCGATAATTGAGTTTTCCAGTGATTGGTTAGCCAAAGGGCCAAACGAGATAAGTTTTTTAAGGATTAGCTTTACTGCATTTTCAGAAAGTGGTTTTTTGATGCTGATACGCATATCAACAAAATTGTTCCACAGCTCTGGATCTACACATGCTGGTAGTTCAACTAAACGTGGATTAAATTCAGTTGGTTTTTCTGATTTAGGTTTTTCAGAAACAGGCTCTCTTTTTTTATTTATTTTTTTATTACTTTGAGAGTTGTTTTTGATAGTGATACTTTGTGTGTTAAAAATTTTTACTAGTAGCGGTAAAAAATTTTTACTAGTGTAGTTAAAATTTTTAACTAGCAGTGGTAAAGAATTTTTACTAGTCTGTCCATAAATTTCAGGTAGTAAAAATTTTTTACTAGGGAATTTAAGCACTAAACCAACGCTAGTATCGTTACCTAATTTGAATGTATTTCCATGAATTGTGCTTGGTTGTTCCACGACTAAACCGACCTTGATAAGCTCATTAAGGCACTTAACAACTGTCGGTCTACTCTTCCCTGTAATCTCTTCAAATTGAGTTAAAGAGATGGAATCCATCTCCTTATTCCAGCCACGAGTTTTACGGCAAATAACTAAATAAATTTTGCATGCAGCATCAGAGATTTTATTTAAAACCTCGTCAACAAATGCATTAGGCACTTGAAAGGAATTAGGCACAAAATTACTCATTGATTCCCCCTAAATATTCGAATGCGCTTTTAGCCACGAAAGGAACTTGTCCATTTCCAATGGCTTTAAGTCGGTCCACCCCAAAGGCCACATCATGGTTAATTCTGCAAATGAGGGGTTTAGGTAAATCGGATCTTCTTCGCAAGTCCTCAACGCTTCGCACATCTTGGCCCCACGGTATTCCTTTGATCCGCGATATCTTTTTTTTGATGAACCCTTTCCCTCGTTTGCTCCAAGAGTTGGTAGCAACAATCCAGGTGCGTTCTCGTTTATGAACTCCACCAATATCGGCGCATGAAATAATTCCCCATTGAGCATCAAACCCCATTTGGGCAAGATCACAGAGGATTCTGTCGAGTCCACGAGTAATGAGCATTGGGCTGTTTTCAATGAATGCGAACTCGGGTTGTACTTCGCAAATGATCCGTTTAAATTCTTTCCAGAGTCCTGAACGCTCTCCGTCAAGTCCTGCGCCTTTGCCCGCAACACTAATGTCTTGGCACGGGAAGCCGCCAGATATAACGTCAACAATTCCTTTCCATGGTTTTCCGTCAAAAGTTGTAATGTCAGACCAAATTGGGAAAGCTTCGAGAATTCCATCATTCTGTCGTTGCGCCAGAACTTGTGCTGCGTAGGCATCACGTTCAACTGCGCACACTGTTCGCCATCCCATGAGATAAGATGCGAGTACTCCGCCACCAGCGCCTGCGAAAAGAGCTAACTCATTCATTTAGACTCCTCAACTTTTAACTGGATATAATTACTTCCTAAAAATCGAATACGATCAGCACGGCTAAGGCTTCTAATAATTTCCTCAGCATGGTTATACGTAATACGGTGTTGACGGACTAAAGTTTCTTTAAAGTCATCTCGCTTTACGGCGGCATTTTTCTTGTCAGCCTTGATACGTTCTAAGTTCTCTTCACACTTTTTGATTAATGCTTTGAGTGTGTGGAGAGCCGGTTCAAACCAGCTCTGGATTATTTGCTGTTGATTTGATAGATTATTTGTGTTCATTTGATCCACCTCAATTGAATGCCTAACCACTCCTGTTACAGCAGGTAGTGGTTTTTTAATATCCAAGCTTTTCTTTTTGACCACTGATTTCGTCATGAAATAAGTCATCCACCGTTTCTATACGGTTCATCCAGCTTTTAGACATTACTAAAAGTGCAGCAACACGTTCTTTATCAATGCTCTGATAATCTTTAGGAACGACTTTTAACCCAAGTAAACTCAATAGCTCGCAAAACATTTCAATTTCATTCAAGCCATTGTTTTTCTTATCCGTTTTAAGCCGAGTAATAGTGCTTGGATCAACTTTTAATTGTTCAGCAATCTCTTTTTGATTGCTTATATCAAGACCATGCAATATGCGGGATACGCCATTTCTGGCGCTTGCAGATATATCAACTGATAATTTGCTCATGGTTAGGTCCTAAGCGGTTAATGCTTGTAAATCGGCTTTAAGTTTGCCTTTGGTTTTGACTTGCAGGACTGCTTGAGTTCTGGCTGGTATACCGTTGTTTTCCCACTTCCAGAGGGTCACAGTTGAATACCCAGTTTTTTCAGACAACTCTTTTCGACTTTTGCAGCCGTGGTATGTCATGAGATCACTAATTTTCATGGTTACACCAAGTTAACTATAGTTAATAAACCAAATTTATCACTTGTTAACCATAGTTTCAATAGATCGTATTAACATTAGTTAATGTTTTTGGAATATTTTTTATGTCTTTACACTCTCGAATTAGGCAAAAACTTGAAGAAAAAAAATTAAGAGCCGCTGATTTAGCAAGAGCAACAAAAAAATCTCCTGTTGCTGTAAAGAAATGGCTAGATGGCACTAGCGTCCCTACAGCGGAAAACTTGAAAGTCATTGCGAAATTTTTAGGTGTGAGTGACGATTGGTTGCTTTATGGTGGACCGGTTGAACAAGAATCGAACAATTTACCTCAATTAAATGTTCTGGATATCGAAGCTTTTAAGAAAAAATACAATATTCCCGATAGCGAAGATGCTGTTAAATTTCTTGAAACACCTGTTAAATCATTCCCCACCCAAAAAAGATATGTTCCTGTTAAGGCTTACTCCAAGATGGGCATGGATGGCTATTTCACAGATATGGGTTATGAAGGCAATGCTGGAGATGGGTATGTTCCAACTCACTCAGCAGGACCAAGAGCCTATGGCATTAAAGGCACTGGCGACTCAATGTTTCCAGCAATTCGTAATGGCTGGTATGTTGTATGCGACCCTGATGCAGATCTTGTGCCAAATGAGTTTGTTCAGGTGTGCTTGAAGGATGGAAGATGCACAATTAAAGAATTTGTCGGCATCAATGGTGGGGTTTTAAGTTTGCTTTCTGTGAATGGTGGTGAGCGATTTTTCTTTGAAATGGACGAGGTTGAAAGTATTACCGCTATTACAGATATCGTGCCGCCAAGTCAGCATAGACAAGAACATCCTTATTCGCATTAATCACAGGAAGACTTATGGACAATTCAAAACGACCAATCAACCAGATTATTGCTCGCATCAATGATGCTGCAAAACATGGTGAAGCTTTGGTGTTGACTGCTGAAGAAGTAAAGATTCTTTCTAAAGATATTGGCGACAAAGTCTTTATTCCTGTGCTTACTAATGAGCAGGTCGTGCAGTTGGTAAAAGAAGGAAAGCTAGGTCAGAAAATTAATAACACCAAAGATTAATAAGCTGTGAACCCGACACAGTCCTAGAACAGATCGGGTAAAGAGAGAATTATGACCGCTGAAATTGCAATTTTAAATCCACATGGTGTGGCATTAGCTGCGGATAGTGCAGTAACTATCGGATCTCAAAAAATTATTAATAGCGCGATTAAGCTATTTTCACTTTCCAAAACAGAGCCTGTAGGCGTAATGGTTTATGGAAATGCTAATTTATTAAATATTCCTTGGGAAACTTTAATTAAGATTTATCGTAAAGAACATGCAAAAAATCGTTTTGAAAAACTCGAAAATTATGCGGAAAGTTTCTTATCTTTCTTGAAAGCAAGAGTAACTATTTTTGACCTAAATATCCAAGATCAATGGCTTGAAAAGCAAATAATTTTTATTTTTGATTTTATAAAAAACCAATTACAAAATGATGTAACACAAAAGATTGTACGAGGAGAATCTGTAACTGCGGAGGATGAAGAAAAATTTATTATAGAAATTTTAACAAAAATTAGGGATTTCCATTCTGGTTATGAACCTACATGGTCAGGAGACATTTCTCCTGCAAAATCAAAAATAGAATTAGTTAGCGAACCTATAATCAAACATTACTTTAAGGAATTCTTGAAAAATAGTGATGTAATTTCACTGCTTAATGAAATTGTAATTTTAACTGTAACGAATAATGGCTTTATTGAAGCATCTACTGGATTAGTAATCTCAGGGTTTGGTGATGATGATATTTTCCCTTCAGTAATTACTTATCAAATCTCTGGATACTTTGAAAACACACTAATTTACAAAAAAGATGAAGAGAAAACTATTGTTAATACAAATTCTGGAATGAGATCTGGAATTATTGCTTTTGCTCAAGAAGATGTAGTGCAATCTTTTATTAGAGGATTTGATCCAGAGTTACATCAATTCACCATAGAATATTTAGATTCAATGCTTACGGAATTTTTAAAAAAAACTCCTAATCTAAATCCTGTTGAAATTTCACAATTAATTAATAAATCAAAAACCATGCTGAATGATTTTAATACCACCTTACAACAAGAAATTAGGGATAGACACTTAACGCCAATGATAGATATGATTGGTGTGCTGCCTAAAGATGAATTAGCGACAATGGCAGAAACTCTAGTCAACATTACAGCATTTAAGAGGAAAATGGCTTATTCAAGCCTAGAAACAGTTGGAGGACCTATTGATGTGGCTGTTATTTCAAAAGGCGATGGGTTAGTATGGGTAAAAAGGAAGCAGTATTTCCCCTCTAATCTAAATCAGCACTTCTTTGACAATTATTTTAAGGATTAAGAAATGAAAGAAAAAAACCACATCAAACAACAAGTTAATGCAATTCAGTCTGTTGTATTTCAAAATAAAAGCAGTAGCCTGGATAAAATGTTTAAACGTGAAGAGATTAAAACTTATGCAGCGGACTTAGCAAAGCAGAATGTCGCTAAACAATTCTTACAGACTTAATATCTTCTATAATAAGAAGACCCACCCTGTGTGGGTTTTCTTTTTTAATATATTCAAATTTTCCCTGATATTATGGGATTAAGACTTTGTGCCAACATTGATCTTAAATAACCATTAATATCGGAGAAAATATGAAAACTGAAATCATAGAAGCTCTAGCGTTAGAGCTTACTAAGGCAACCATTGCTGATACTGATCCTTCAACCATCAATATAAAAAGTGCTGATCTTTGGGTTAAAACCTACCAGGAATCACTGAAAGCGGTAGAAGAAGCTTTAAAAGAACTTAAGCCAAAGCCTAAAGCCACATCAAAACCCATTTCAGGAATGAGCTAACCCTGATTACTCACACTCTACTATACTCAGCTTGCAGTTATTCTTGGTGGCAAAGTCATCAAGAATAGCTTTCAGCGCATACGCGTTCCGAAGCGTGCACTCTATTTTGAAAGCGGCTGTGCAATCACCAAAAAGAATCTTTTCAGCACGATCAACTTTTTCTTCTAGTTGATCAATATTACTTTCCTGAAGCAGTAGTTTCTCAACCATCTGCTTGCGCCATTCAAACATTTCTTCGCCTAGACTCATTTCTATCACCTCTGATAGTTGGGTTTTCTTTTGTCTATTAAAGCATGAATTGTAGTTAATAAAAAGATTAACCATTGTTAACTTTTCTCTTGACTAAAAAATTAACCATAGTTAATATTATCTCACAGACAACAAAAAAGCACACCGCCCCTCCCCAGGTCCGATGTGCTTTTGCAAAACTGCGAGATCAATTATGAACGTAAAAACCTTTTCAAACAAGCATAAGGTAACTGGAGTTACAGCAATTGCTGTACTTGTAGCCTTAGGTTCTTGTGAATATCGAACTGCTAATTCAAGCGTCCCTTCTAATTACTCATATGAAAGCAAACAAGTAGTTGCTTCTGAATATGAACTCTTAGGAATTAAGCAAACTGGTGAAAAAACTGGTGTAGCTGTTATCCGCATAGACGGCTTCAAATTAAACGTAAGCTTCGATTTTGACGGCGTAGCTGATAGCTATGGTGTAGCTGGATCTGATTTTACAGCGGCTGAAATTACTAACCTTGCTATTGAGTCAGTAACTGACTTAAGCGGCAAACCTTGGAATGATTTCACCAATCATGACGACCATAAAAACATAAATATTTTATTAGCGGGCTATATCGACCGTAATAAATGGTTGGAGGCAGCCTAATGAAAGATTATAACTGCCCTACTTGCAAGAAGATGATTCCTGTTGACCGTTCAAAAATCAAAGCTGGTGATGAGGTTTCATTTTGCAGAGTAACCCAATCTTCTAAATCTGCACGTTTTTCTTCAAGAGAAGGAATTGTCAATTGCCGTGAAGGTGATGTGGTTTTAGTTAAATATCGCAAAGAAATTATTCCTTTAAATATTAAGGACGTCTCACCTGTTGATGCTCCTAGCCCGCTTACGTATGCCTTTGTTGGTACATGCGAATGTAAGGAGGCTGAACATGTCTAATTTCAAAAAACATCCTGACGGCTACAAGTCATTTTTAGGCCGTGATGATAAGGGTCTCTACTCTGTCCGCATCGGCTGGCAAGTGTACGCCTCTAATGCTAATGGCTCAGTTCTTTACAAAGTTAAGGGTGAAGTTAAGACGCCTTTGGACGTTAAAAAGTTCAAAACCGACTATCCAAAAGTTTGGAATGAACTCACACAAGAAATCGATTTTCAGCGCAGAAAGCAGCTCGCAATAAAACTGCGCGAAACAAATATCCCTACTTATGACCGCAAAAACTATAAGCGTTCTCGCGGCTTCACTGGCTCAAGATAAGGATAAGAAAAATGACAACTGAAAACTCAAAAGACAACTTACATATCTGGAATGCAGTTAAGCAGACGCCTACCAATTTTCTTAAAAAGATTGAGATTGGTTATTTAAAAGGTAAATCAGATATTAACCCTCAATGGCGTTTAATGGCTATGACTCAGGCCTTTGGTCCTGTTGGTCATGGCTGGACTTATAGACACGTGCGTTTATGGTCTGAAACTGCACCAGATGGAACCATGATGGCTTTTGCTGAAGTAGCAGTAAAAACCAAGATTGATGGTGTTTGGGGTGAGGAATTTTTCGGCAACGGTGGTTCAGCAATTGCTGAAATTCACAAAGGTAAACTAGTAGCGATTGATGAGGGTTATAAAAAAGCCGTAACCGATGCTCTAGGTGTAGCGTTTAAAGCTGTTGGTGTGGCAGCTGATGTTTACCTCGGTAATTTTGATGGAAGTAAATACCTATACAACTATGACTATGCCTATCTAGAGCAAAATGCCTCTACCCCAGCAGGTCAAAATACAAATCAGAATAATCTGGCAACCGCTCATGGTGGCAACCAGAAGCCACCTCGTACTCAAGACCAACTTTATCAAGATGCTCTGAAAGCAATTAAAGATGCACCTGACACAAACATCTTAAATGCTGCGATTAAAAAGTTTAAAGGCACTACTTACGAGGCTGGTATCAATAGAGCATGCCAAGCACGTGCCGATCAGATGGGTTGGGCGCCTAAAAATAATCCTCAGCAAGTTCAGCAACAACAGTCGTTACATCACTAAAAGGAGAGCTATTTATGTCTAATTTACTAACTGCAGCTGAAGCATTTGCAGCTCTTCAAAAAGGCAAAACTGTTCTTTGTCGCCCTATTGGAGACATGTTGGACTTTTCTGACTTAGATCAATTCCCCGCTTCTGTTTTTGGTAAACCGGGTTTTGAATTCTGCATCAAAATAGAAACTATTGAGCTGGCTGGCATTACATTCACAAAGCCATTAACTATTGATGAGTATGAAGAGGGTCAGGATGTTTTTGTTCTCAACACATATTTACCTTCCATTTATATTGTTGGGTTTCAAACTCCAGCACTCATTGAAGCAATTAATAGTGGTTTTGTTCAGCGTGATGCTGAAAATGCCAAGCTTCAATTAAAAGCTTTTTCAAAAGCACTCGGTATTGAAATCAACAATGATTTAAGTGTTATTCGTCTTGGTGAGGAACCTAAAAAACAGAGAGGCAAAAAATCAAAAGCAGAAAAGCCTATTGAAGTTATTTCTGCAGAAATTCAACCAACAATTGTTATTACCGAACAAACTAACGTCACCACATCTGAGGATCTGTTAGTTCCAGAAACTAACGAGCCTAAAGTAGATCCAGAATATCAGCAAACCCTAGATACTCTTCTACAGCGTGTGAAAGAGTCAAAAACACCTGCAGAAGTAAATGCGGTTTATCGATACACCCGTACATGGTCAGATAAACAAATGGATCCTTTACTCAAAGCTACTCACAAGCGTTTGACTGAGCTTGCAGATGAAAAGCCTGTAGAAAGTGAACCACCTTCACTAATGGTCCAGATCCAAAACGCGCCCGACCTCACTACATTGGATGCTTTGGAAATAGATGTGGCCGCACGAGATCCACAGATTCAATCCCGACTCATGGATTTTGTTAAGAAACGCCGCTTTGAATTAGAGAACCATACATCTACACCACATCAAGAGGATGAACCTGATTATCTATTAGGAGATGGTTTCTAATATGAAGGATCAGTACAAGAAAGTGAGCCAAAAACACATGCTTGGTTTTATGTACTACTTGCAATTGCTGGGCTACGTAATAGTCCGGCAAGGCATGGATCAAGCAATGTTCCTAACAAAGCATTATGCGGTACCAGTCGCTTGGCGCCGCATAACGATCGACTATCACAACCGATTAAATAAACCTGCTCAGCAACTTTATAAAGAGTTTGTTGAGTGGACTAAAGAAGAATATTTGAGGGCGTAGGAAATGATTGATTTAAAAACAAAACAAGCTTTTTGGTCTGAACAATTACCTTTCTTTAAAGAAAAATATTGGATTCCCGGACATCTAGATGTACTCGAATTTGATATGAATGCTGGTTGTTTTGATATTGCTGAAGGCGTCAAAACTGATCTAAGTGAAGAAGACCTTTTTGATATTTACCATCGTGTAAATAGTGGTTGGGCAATGTGGAAAAAAGCCGTGAATTTCATGAAATCCAAAGTTCCAACGTGGATTAGCGTGAATGATGAATTGCCACCTACTGACATAATGGTACTTATTTGTTGGGCAGATGCTCCTGATGTCACCCCAGAACAAGACTATATGACTATTGATGAGGATTTAAATAGCGTATGGGCAAACTATCAAAATGATCCACCTTCACATTGGATGCATTTTCATAGTGTGCCAAACGTATCGGGAGCTGAACAATGAGCATAACACTTAGCGGTCATAAACTAAAAAGCCTTCTCGAATTTGTAAATCCAGATGGTGAGAAAGATTTAGATCAACTTGATACTGAACTAACAATTAAATTCTTTGAAGTTGGCCACAGTGGAAAAGGCTATTACTTTTGGATGACCGAATATCCAGAAGAAGGTGCAATGAAGTTGGATATTGAATCGGGAGCTGAGGGATGAGTGAATTAGAAATACTTGAATCAGCACCCAAAGATGCTACCCATTATTTTCTTGTGCCTAATGGATCTGGTGAACCTTATTTCGTTCTTGAAAAAGAAAAAAAGTTCTACTGGTTTCACGGTCAGGATGAAATAACTAAGCCACACATTTTGAGTTGGATTAAGTCAATTGAATCACTGAAAGAAGTTAAAGCGGAAAGTAAGGAGATTTAAATGTCACGCTTAACTAAATTAGATCGGATGACACATGCAGAAAAAGAAGCTGCTAAAAAAGAATTTTGGGAAGCTGCTGACAACCAAACATTCCCACCTGAAACAGTAGCCATTGTTATGCATGTATCTTTACCATGGTTGCAGAAGAAAAGATGTGAAGGTGGTGGCATTCCTTTCTCGAAGCCTCACAAACGTCAGGTAAATTATGTGAAGGCTGATGTTTTGGCTTATATTGAACAAAACAAAATGGCACATACTGCATAAGCGGCTAAGTGCCGCTTTTTTAATCATTTAAAATAGACCTTTAATAGACTTAAACCTGAAAAATAGACCGTATTTCCCGAAATAGACCATTAATAGACTATTTTTGTATTGCTAAAGATTGTGTAATATTGCATTGTATTGTTTTGATATAAATTACTAAAAATATTAATTTTTTAATATCGTGAGGTATTGCTTAATATTGCATTGTATTGTTAGAATCATTAAAATCCCGCTGAACTTTAGGGTTCAAGGGTAACGACATGCAGCGGCATCTTCGGAGCATTTATTTTTAAATAAATACCTATAAATTCGAATTTTATTTTCAAATTAAAACACCTAGACAGACCTGTCAGTATATTTTTTTTTATTCTCTTAACTAATTAGTTGTTCTTAAAAATTAAATACTCATTATTTTTTAATTATTATTCATTTTTACGTAAACATTCCTCATACCATCCTGCTTGAAAATCTTCAATTGCTTGGCGTTTAAAGAAACTTGTCTTAAATACTTTGGCAGCATAAGCTGAGCTAATTAAGTCTTGATAAAGCTGCTTGGCTTTTTCATCTGCTAGCCCATCGGCAATTTGTTGTAAATCTTGTGCTGGTACTTTTTGCTGTCGTGCTTCCATCACGTTATAAGCGACCTTTTTTACGATATTACAAATATCCGGATCAGCTGTACTTTCATTAGCATAGCAACCGGTGGCAATAAAACTTAATAATAATATTTTAAATTTCATATCCCTATCCTATTATTCATCTTCCGTTCTTAAAAAAGTAATAGATGAGAAGACCTATTCCTTTCAAAATGTTCATGCAGGATTAATTACATAAAAATAAATGATCATGACCACAAGCAAGATGGAAGCAAGTGTTAAATAGGTGCCAACTGTATTAAAACTCTGTAAAAATTTTAAGATCTGCATTTCAAATCCAGAGAAAAGTTGAAGTAATTAACAGAAGAAATTTAGCACAACTAAATAATGCCAATCAATTCACACTTTTAAATTTTTATCGTGATTTAATTCAAATATTATTCATTACATTTTATCCCCAAAGTCCCTTTATAGTAGTCAGTTGCACTTTTCAAATCTGACAATAATTTTTCTTCAGTGTACGGTTTTGGTGAAACTTCTATCAGTGCAGGCATGTATTGTTTTTTATACACATCAGGATAGTCATGACATAAAATTTTAACTTTAACTTCTTGAGGGGTATTTGGATTATCTAACTGATCTAAAAATTCACCAATTTTTCGGTCCGACTCTTCAAATTGTGCTTTATAATCAATTTGAGGGGCCTCAGATTCTGCCTGTTTCGTACATGCGCTGAGCAATGCCACACATAACATCATTGTTAAAATTTTTAACTTCATAGATTTCACATTTTCATATTCATCTTTAAATATACTTATCCTGATTAAATGTAAATAAATACTGTAAATACGTAAAAAAGAAAAAATTATATGTAGATAGCTTCTCCTAACAACAAAACTATTTTTACTTGGTCTAATACATTAGAAGACTGCTTTTTAATAATTTTTAAATTTCGGTGAAACCATAGAAAAGTAGGTATAATTTTGCTCGACTGTCCGCAAATCTTTGTTAGATTTCTCCATGAATGAATTAAGTTTTATTAGAAAAAATTTAAGATCTAGAAGACGAGCTTTAACCCAATTTGAGCAAAAACAGGCTCAGCTTAATGTTTTACATTACCTAAATCACCTTCCTATTTTTCATTCATCAAAAAAAATCGGTTTATATCTGCATGCTTTTGGTGAAATCCATACCGATCTTCTTATCAAATTATGTTTTAAAAAGAACAAACAAGTTTATTTACCCATGATTTGTTCGATGAACCAACGTTTAGTATGGGTAAAAATAAATAAAAACCAATATTTAAGTCGTCGTTTTTCTCATCACCCATTGGGAATGAAAGAACCTATGGCGACTCGCGGAAAACATATATCAGAGCTTGATTTACTGCTTATGCCTCTTTTAGCCTGTGATCACTATGGGACACGTATTGGCATGGGTGGTGGTTATTATGATCGTACATTGGCAAGTGCCAAGCATAAACCTTACCGTTTAGGACTGGCTCATCAATTTCAATTTATTGAACATACATTAGAACGTCAAAGCTGGGATCAGCCCTTAGATGGTTTGCTCACGCCACAGCACTTTTATTATTTTAAAAGATGATTTTTATAGAAAATTTATAGAACCTTAAATATATCTTTTTACTTTTTAGTCCCTTAAAACGAAAAAGTAACCACCTTATGGATGGTTACTCTTACGTGACAGGCTGTTACCAACTTATATTAACACGTCTATTAGGTGCTAAACATTGAATAAGTTGAGAATTGTGACCACCTGAACATTGCTGATATAAATCAGTCTGGCTATTCGCATGTATTTGAATACGATTCGGATCTACACCTTGGTTTACAAGTAGTTTAGCAACTGTATTCGCTCGTTTAGATGATAACTCTTGGTTATAACTAAACTTACCTAATGGATCTGCGAATCCAGAAACAATAATAGGTGTTGTTGATGGGATTTGCTTAATTTGATCGACAACATTGTCTATATTGTTTAAACCTTGCTGTATTGCACTAGCATCAGATCGATCAAAAGCAAATAAAACACTCGCTGTACGTCCATTAACCGCAATACTATTTGTAGGAGGCTGGTTATTTTCACCCCACGCCATCAACCCTTCACATGCTTCTCCTTTCCAAGATAAACGTTCAGCCAAATATTTTTTATTAAAATCAATACGCAACTGACAACGTTGGTATTGGTTACTATTTGGTATACGTATATCTAATACATAATTCCAGACTTTTACTGCAAAAAGTCCTTCACTAAATTGTGGATTGCCGAGTAAAGCTCGAATTTGATCCTTATTTAGACCTAAGTCTAGACGGGCAACATCATCATATTCATAACGTTTTACTTGCTTAAGATAGCTATCTGATACTTTAGGAAACGTGACATTTTTTTGAGATACTGCTTCTTCTTGTGCATAACTAACCATTGCCAGGCCAGAAAGAACAGCAATAAATAACGCTTTAACTGTATTTTTCATATTTTTACTCTCGAAATGGAGAATGAGGAAGGCCTTGCCTTCCTCGCCTAGCGAAATTAGTCAATTACACCACTAATACCGATACGAACACTTGGATCACCTTGAGAAGCTGCAGCTACACCACCAGTCAGTGACCAACGTCCATTATCAGCAGTTTTACGTAAGGTCACACCGACAGCATTTTCACCACCATGATAAGCAGCCCCAACAGCATAGGTGTATTTACCCGCAACAAATGGCGCATTTTCTAAAGCCATCGCGGCAGCAATACCAGCATTCGCTCTTTTCTCAACATCATCAATACGTTGGTTTGTTGCATAGAATGCTTGTTCAAGCTTATTACTTACATTATCAATTTTGGTATTTAATGTTTGGTCAGCTTGATTCAATGCACCTATCGCATCACCAACATTGTGGTAAGACTGATCACCTACGTTATATGTTGGATTTGAGAAGCTTTGGGTAATATTGTCATAACCTGCTCCACCACCTAAGTAGTTTACAAGTGCTTGATTTGTTGTATTAAGTTGAGAACCATTTACTGCATCTTTTGAAGACTCTGTAACTGCTCCCGCTTTAACACCAGTCACAGTACGCTCACCTGCTGTTCCAGCAACATTAACCTGAGTACCACCAGTATCTTTACCAACAGTAATCGCTGCATCTTTATCAGCTTGCTGAACTAAACCTGATTTACCATTGTTAATATTGCTGATGTCAGTCTGAAGATTCGAAATATCGCCCGTATTTTTATTGACCTGTTGTTGAACAGTCCATAACTGGCCTCCATTAACAGCATCTTTAGAACCTTCTGCTACAGTACCATTTGCTACATTTTTAATGGTTGTACCATTAGCACCGCCAGCTAAAGTAATAGAGTCTTTGTTAACTGATCCATCACTATTTTTATCGTACTTCACAGCACTATTAGCAAGAGCACCAACATTATTGTTTATGCTACTTATTGCGCTATCCAGTTGTCCTTTGTTTACCGCATCTGTAGAAGAAACACCTGCGGCTACATTACTTATCGTTTTATTACCAGCACTAATTCCAGAAGTAGTGATACTCGGACCGCCAGCAATGATTAAGCCTGTTGATCCTAACTGGACGTTATCACCAACTTTTACTCCAGTCGTATCGATAACGGTATTACCAGTCGTAACACTATCAACCTTCAAGTTTTTGTTCAGCGCGACCTTGATATTACCTTCATTATCAGTTTCGCTGCTTTGAGCAACAGTTAAGTTGTCATCGCCAGTAAAATTCACTTTACCATTTGGTTTGATCTTTTTAGCAGTCGCAGCATCACCATTGGCTGAAACTGTCCAGCCTACATTCGCTGCCGTACCTGCATCAGTAACTGCTTTATCAAGTGCTGTTAAAGCATCACCAACATTGTTTGCACTTGTACCTGCAACATTATAAGTCGGGTTAGAAATTGAACCATCTGTATTAGCTTTAGCACCACCACCAAAGATACTTGCAGTTGTATTTGTAACCTGTGTTACACGATTATCTACATGATCAAGCTGGCCTTTGTTTACTGCATCGGTGGCATTGGTGCCTGCTGCTACGTTACTGATGGTGTTACCT